TTGGCTACGGCTGAACCCTTGAACTCTTGGTCGATCCTCTGTGTGCAGGTGGGGCAGGTGTCGTTCGACTCGTAGAATGCGATCTCCTTGCCCAAATTGGAGACACGCTTGGTCAACTGCGAGTGGATCTCCCTGAACCTGTTCCTTGTGTTCCTCGCCGCATCCTCGTCCTTGATGGAGTCCATGAGTTGCGACATCTCCTTGGAGCATTCAGCCGACTGCTCCCTCAGGATGCGGATCTCCTCGTTCGCCTTGGCTACCTGCTCCGCTTCCCAAGCATCGTCATGTTCCTGACGCTTCTTCTCCTCCTCAACCATCCTCCTGAGCAGGGACACACGCTCACGGGACACCGAGACGGCTGACTCCGCATGCTGCAACTCCTCCTTGTTGGTGCTGATCCGCTCCTTGAGTTGGGTGTTCATAGTGGAGAACACGCCGATGTCGAGGATCGACTCCACCACGGACCTCCGCTCGGCTGCGGGTAAGCGCATGAACGGGATGTAGTTGGCTGACCCGAGGATCACGACCTGACAGAAGGACTTGTAGTTCATGCCGAGGATCGTGTCCTCAAGCATCCTCTGATAGTCCCTCGCCTTGGAGTCTTGGTCGATCAACTTACCGTCCGACCATATCTCAAAGACCTTCGGGGACTGTCCACGGATAACCTTGTAGTCCTTGGATCCGTCCGTGAAGTGGATCTCCACCACGCAGTCCTTCTCGTTGACCGAGGAGACCAACTGCGGGAGGTTGACGGAGCGGTAGGGCTTGTTGAAAAGAACGAAGCAGGAAGCGTCCAACAAAGTGGACTTCCCTGCTCCGTTCTCACCGAGGACCAAGGTGGTCTCGGTCTTGTCCAACTGCATTTCGCTGTAGATGTTCCCTGTGGAGAGGAAGTTCTTCCAGCGTATCTTCTTGAACTTGATCACGATTCATCCATCACGAAAGGTTGCGGTTACTTGTTCCAAGGCAACTTGGTCTTGATCCAAGACCAAAGGGGTGCGCCGAGGAACGCACCCGCCACGAAGGCGACGATGACCCAACCGATGCCACCAAAGAAATCCTTGATTGCTTCCATGTGAGACTCTCCTTTCTTCCCTTATTTAGGGAGTCACTTCCCGACCTGACGCATGAGGATGGTTGAGAAGTGCATGACTTCTTCGACCGACTTTCCCTCGCATTCATTGGAGTAGATGATTTCCGAGAGAACACGCTCTTTCTCCGTGTCCCTGATCGCCTTGTCATATGCCTTCTTGCTCACCCTGTGTTCGTTCTCGTCGTGGAGAAAGGTGATGTCCTTGAGGCTCATCAGGTCCTCAAGGGACGCTGTGGTGTTCTCCCTGCGTGTAAGTTCCTCGTAGTCGAGGATTTGCTTCGTGAACGCCTCAGCCATTGTCCCCAACGAGCGCAGCATCTCGGTCGGGTTGTCCCCGTAGAGTTCCACGGAGTTCTCGGTGACCCCTGTGGGCTGTCCCTTATCGTCGTAGTAGACTTCGTGGACCCCGTAGAAGGTATGGTGCCTGTCCCCAACCTTCATGCTCTTGCGAACGACCCTGTAGTTCCACATGGTGCCTCCCATGTGGTATCTATTTTTTGGTCAGAAACGGGCGATCTCTTGGTTCTCTTCACGCAGGATGACTGCCTTGCCGTCGAATAGGGCTCGGACATTCACAAGGTGCTGTCCCAACAAGGAGTTGAAGGACCTCGCAGCCGACAGGATGTTCGCCCGAACAGCCTTGGTCTTCTTGCAGGAGCATCCATTCGGATTGGTGTAGTTCTTCATCATGGACACGAATGTCCCGACTGCTCCGTGGTCAACTGGAGTTGCACCGCCACGGGACATGATGTGGTTGAACAACTCTTCGATGCTGTTGAAGATGATCTCGTTCTCAGCCGACATCCCTATCTCCCATTTCTGTAAGAAACTTGTCCGAGGCACGGAACAGGTTGTAGACCAACTGTGACATGAAGAACATGATCGGCATCATCATGTACTCCCGAGTGACGAGGGCTGCGATGATGGAGAGCCAAATCCCCACGCAGTACCTACAGGTGAGGAGGCTCATCAGGAAGCCCCCGTGGTTCAACTGCATGTACAGGGAATACGACATCTGCCAATTGCGGTTCTGCTGTTCCTTCTCGTAGTCCACCACATGCGTGATGAAGTTGAGGCTCGGCAGTTTCTTCAGGTACTGATATACCGCATTGGTGTCGAAACCAATGTAGAGGATCAGAGCGATCCAAAAGACGCAGTTGATCACCGTCATCATAAAGAAGACCTCCATCCTCTTATTTAGCCTGTCGCCGTGAGGTCAACGATCTCGCACTTGTCGCCCGAGCATGCGAAGGTCTGATTGCCAACCGTGTTGTCTTCCTTCTCGTAGGAGGAGAGGGTCAGCCAATCGACGCTCTTCGGCATCTTGCCAAGCAACGCCTCGTACTCCTCCTTGGTGCAGTCCTGATACGGTGCCTGTCGGTACGAGTGGTCGGAGAACGGGAGGAACGAGATGCCGCTGATCTCATCGAAGTGCTTGTAGACGAAGGCACCGACATCCATCCACTCGCTCTCCTTGACGGTGACCGTGATGGAGGGCTTGTGTTCGCACCAATGACGCTGATAGGTCAGCCAAAGGTTGAGGTGTTCGATGGCGGTCATGTCCTTGCGGAACACGGCATCCTCGGGCGACTTCATGGGGAAGGAGAAGACCGTGGTATGATCGGGCTTCATCACATCGGCTTCATGGGGGAAACCGAGTTCCTTCATCATCACGCACAGGGGGTCCTTGTTGTCCGCTCGGACGGTGCGGATGTAGTACGGCGCATGGCGGGGGTGGATTCCCGATGCTGCGTCGGTCAACTGCGAGACGGTCCCCGATGGCTTGATGCAGGTGATCGCAGCCGAGGGATTGATCCCGATGGTGCGGGACCACTCAAGATTCGTCTCGTAGGCGATCTTCCTGAGTTCTTCCTGACGCTGCATCAGGGTGTCCGTGTCGTAGTCGTAGAGCATCGGATTGTCGAGGATGCCCGTGAGGCTCACCCCGAGAAGACGCTCTTCCTCGCAGTTCCTGCGCCACTCCGACGAGATGTATTGGAAGTTCACCAAGGTGGACTGCATGGTCCCGAGGATCGTGGCGAGGCGGGTCTTCCTGCGAAGGTCCTCCATATCGTCCGACTCCCTCACGATGATTTCGCTGAGGTTGCAGAACTCACGGTCACGGAGGATGATCTCCGAGCATGGATTCGTGCCGAACTCATGCTGCGGGTTTCGTCGGTCTCCCAACTTGGCTACGGTCTTCTGCGCCGCTTGGCGGTTGAAGACACCACGCTCACCCGACTTCGACTTGTAGAGGCTGACCCACTCCTCCATGAAGGTGCCGATCTCGGGCTTCTCCTTGTACGCAACGCTGTTGTTCGCAAGTGCCCGTTGGGGATTGGCTTCCCACCACGCACCGCTCTTCGCATCACGCATGCGCTCGTCGGTGAGGTTGGAGAGGCTGATCAGGGCAGAGCGACGAACGCCGCCCACGACCACGATCTCCGCAGTCTTGCACACGATGTCGTGGCACTCAAGCGAGGTCAACTTGCGTCCCGCCGCCTTCTTGAAGGTCTCCACCGTGAACTGAAACAGGTCGTTCAGCGGACGAGGACCGCTTGCCCTGCCGCCGAAGGTCTTGAGACGGGCACCCGCAGGACGGACCTTGGAGAGGTCCCACTTCGGCACCTGACCGACGAGGAGGAGGCTGATCAACTCACGGAAAGCCTTTGCCCAACCCTGCTTGCTGTCGGCGACCACGATGGTGGTGTCCGTGTCGGAGAACTCCTCGGCGATTGTGGGCAACTTGTCCACGAACTGCCGTTCGACGCTGAACCCCACACCCGTGCCGCACATGAGGACATAGAGGATCTCATCGAACGCACGGACACGGTTGATGTGGGCGTAGGAGCAGTTGTATCCTGCGATGTTGTCACGGCGCAGGGCTTCACCTGCCGTCATCAGGCAGCGCATCGATGGCATGACCTCAAGGTTCAAGACCGCCTGTCGGAGTTCCTCTCGGATCTCCTGCGGCAAGGCGTACTTGTGGTACTCCATCAGGTGTCCGTCGAAGAAGTCGAAGTACCTATCGACGGTCTCCTCCCATGTTTCCCTCCTGCCCTTCTCGGGCAACCACCTGCTGTAACGGCTGAGGTGGATGAACTGCTGATAGAGTGTGGGGAGACCGACAAAATCGCTCATTGAACTGCTCTCCTGATATGCGGTGTATGTAGGGATATCGACCTCAACCGACCCTTCGGTAAGCCGTGAAGCGGTAAAATCGAGCCAACAATCAGGTGCAGCAGGTGCAGAAGGTGTTGTAGCGGTCGGGATATGACTGCACTCCACCGCCACTCATGGGATACGGTACGCAGTCCTGTGTGTAGTCCATGATGTACGGATCACCGCTCGTCGCACACAGTTGGCAGAATCCGTCAATTGGATTGACTCCACCTGCAATCAACGCACAGCCTAGATCGACGGGGACGATCAGTTGTTGCGAACCTAAATTGTTGTTGCATCCCATGAATCCGACCATCATTGCTGAGTGGGTGGATCCGTGGACCCTGTCGTGGGTCACTTCATCAAGAACGGCTCTGAAGCCCTTCCATCCGTTTGTCGATGTGCATCCCGTGTCCATGAGGATGTTTGCGCTACCTACGATGTAGAGGTGCTTCCACTTGTTTGGTGGATCTGCTGCGATGTAGGCGGCACGATCCCACAGGAATACCTGCGGTTCTTCAAAAACCTTGAAATCAAAAGGGCTTCCAAATGTCTCTTCCGCAAATGACTGAATCCTGTCGGAGAAAGCCTCAAGTTGGATCGCAACATTCGACACCCCGTTCACCATTCCCGAGGGATCGGTGTTCAGCAGGGTGTTCAATCGGGTTCTAACGGCACCAAATGTCGTAGGATAGGAAGTCACCAAATCTTGTTCGGAAACACTAGAATCAGACCTATAAGAACGCCATACTGCGTCGTACACCGCCCAAACCATGCTGTAGAGAGAGCATGTCGGCAGTCCAACCTGCAAAGAGCCAGTATCAAGATTGACTTGTGCATGTGGGTTGAAGCATGCGAATGAGAAGTATCCCATGCCTGTCGTGAGCCCCGACAGATAGTGTCCCGTGAGGTCGTTCTCTTGCACGGCGTAGCAACCCGATCCGTAGCAGACGCTCGGATAGCAGGTCGGATCGTCTCCTTCCGTGGGTGAAGCGGCAGCCTTGAAGCCACCCCACAGGTTGTTCGCAAGCACCGAGTCGGGAAGAGGGAACACTCGGGAGAGCGATCCTTCCATCTGACTGAGACCGCTTGCTCCTGGATTGTCGATGATGCTCGGGATAAAGCACCCTTGGCTGACAGATTCGGCTGTGAGAAAGCCCGAGTAGCGGTACTTGTTCCTTCCCGAGAAGATCATCGTCCTATCGGGGATGCTGTAGGTGTTGATCCTAGTGCAGAGTTTCGTGTATCCAAAGGATGTGAGTCCTGCCGCTTGGGAAGGAGTGTTGTAGTACCTCCTCGGAAACTCATCGACCGATTCGTTTGGATCGCATCCCGTCTTGGAGGTGTAGTCTGGATCGTTGACACGG